CCAAAAGCTACGAGTCCGGAAGCGTAAATCGGCTTCTTGTCGAAGTCGCAATAGCGACCGGAATCCCAATGAGCGAGTGGACGGACATCGAGCAAGTATTAACAGCAATTGAGATATTGAAGGAGCGCAAAGGTGGCAGATGAAGGTTTAAGTCCTTACACACAACGCGAACTCCGACAACTAGCCAAAGCCTTTTCTTTGATGGGAGACGAAGCAATTGCAGAAGCTCGCTCGACTTCTAATGCTTTGGCTTCTTATGCGGCTAATGAAATTAAGCAAGCGGGTTATGGCCGCACAGTATCAGCAAAAGCAGTTCAAAGAGTCGTTGATGGCGCAAAAGTCAGCAACACTTCAAAAACAGGTCGAATCTCGTTCGGGTTTGCTTCTCAACGTTTTTCTGGTGGGGCGACAACGCAACAACTTTGGGGTGGATTGGAATTTGGTGATCCTACGGGTAAATACAAACAATTCCCTAGCTATTCCGGAAAATATGGCGCCGGATCAAGAGGTTGGTTTATATATCCAACCCTTCGCAAAATTCAGCCTGAATTAACAGCTCGATGGATTGATGCGATGGATAAAGTCGTAAAGAAGTGGACTGCGTAAATGGCTAAAGACTGGCGCACGTTAAAACTCGAGATCCTCGCCGAGACAAAGCAATTTGTCACGGATATGAAAAAAGGCGAAGATACAGTTGAATCGTTCGGCGATAAAGCAACTAAAATGGGCAAGGTCGCTGCTGCGGCTTTTGCTGCTGCCGCTGCTGCGGCTGCTGCCTATGCTGGCAAATTAGCCATCGAAGGCGTCAAAGCGGCGATAGAGGATGAAGCTGCACAGAAGCGCTTAGCCCTAGCCTTACAGAACGTCACAGGGGCCACAGAAGCCCAAATTGCGGCAGTTGAAGAGCAGATAAGCAAAACGGCTCTCGCTACTGGTGTCGCAGATGATAAGTTGCGTCCAGCACTTCAAAGACTGGCAACAGCCACAGGATCAGTCTCCGAATCTCAAAAGCTATTAACTCTGGCCCTTGATATTTCAGCCGCTACTGGCAAAGACGTCGAGACAGTTTCCAACGCATTAGGTAAAGCGTATGAAGGCAATACGGCTTCACTTGCTCGTTTAGGAATCGGTTTATCAGCTGCGGAAATCAAAACGATGGGATTGCAAGGCGCAGTAACGCAATTAGGTCAAACCTTTGGCGGTGCAGCTGCGACTCAAGCCAATACCTTGGAAGGCCAGATTGCTAGGTTGCGAGTTGGCTTTGATGAAGCCAAAGAAGCAATTGGCGCTCAACTATTGCCAGTCATTCAGAGACTTCTTGATTACGTTGTGAACGTTCTCATTCCTAAGTTCCAAGAGGCTAAGCGAGCAGCCATTGATCCAATCGTTCAAGCCTTTAAGAATAACGAAGCAGCTTTGCGCGACTTATGGTCTTTCATTAAAACCTATTTAGTCCCCATTTTTGAAACGGCTTTAGTAGGCGCAATTAAATCAGTCGGAGCCACAATTGCTGGAATCATCAACATCATTGGCACAGTCACCAGCAAAGTTAAAGAATTGGCTAATGACGTTATTGACGCAGTTAATAAGATTATCCGCGCTTACAACTCAATTCCTATTCTCCCTAACGTTTCAACGATTCCTAATATCTCCACAACGACCACTTCAAGGACTGGAAGCGTTCCAACAGCAAGCCTGCCATTTGGCGGCGCGTCCATCATTCCATCATCGAGCGGTTCGGCTAACGTAACACCTTCAACTCCTACAACCACAGTTGTAACCCCAGTAACTTCAGCGCCAAAGGTAACAACCACTCCAAGCGTTCCAATTGGCTCATCTACTGCAATTAGCGTTGGAAGCAATTTCAATCCCGGATCCTTTAGAATGGGCGAAGAACGCTCAATGGCTGGCGTAACGATTAACGTCAATGCTCCGAGCGCAATTGATGAAGAAGGTTTCACTCGAGCAGTTGTCTCAGCTCTCAACAATTCAAACTCTCGCGGAACTGGCGGCGGTAGCGGATTATTTGGAATCCGCAACGAATTATGACAGCTTGGACGCCCGAGTATCGCGTTTTAATTAACGGCACAGATGCCACAGATTTAACTCTTGTCGGCTTTACCGCTACTTCTGGACGCACCGACGTTAATACCCAAGCCCAAGCCGGTTATTGCAATTTACAACTAATCAACGCAACCAACGCATTTTACGATTGGAGCGTTAATACTGGCGTTACCCTTGAAGTGAAAGATACAAGCGGAAACTGGGTTAGCCTATTTGGCGGAAGAATCAGCGATGTCTCAACGAGCGTTAGAACCGCTGGTGAAGTCGCTTATGTGACTCAGATTCAGATTGTCGCTTTAGGCGCATTATCTAAACTTTCCAAAGCCATCTGGACTTCTAGCCTTGCCCAAGACGATGACGGAGATCAAATCTTTACAATTCTAAGCGACTTGTTATTAGCCTCTTGGAATGAAATTAGTCCCGCTCAACAATGGAGCAGTTTTGACCCAACAACAACTTGGGCAAATGCTGGCGACGTTGGACTTGGGGATATAGATCGTCCGGGTCAATATGAAATGGAACAGCGTTCAGCTAGCCCAATTGATTACTATTCAATCGTCACCCAAATCGCCAACTCAGCTCTTGGATATATCTATGAAAACGCCAATGGAGAAATTGGTTACGCTGATGCGGCACATCGGCAGACTTACCTACTTGCCAACGGATACACCGAATTGGACGCTCGAGAAGCCTTTGCAGCTGGTATTAAGCAATCTATTCGCTCCGGCAAGATAATCAATAAATACCAAATCAATTATGGAAACAATTTCAATAGTTCTAAGAGTGCGACGGATCAGGATTCAATAGATCTTTACGGCCTTTATTCAGTCCAAGAAAATTCGCTGGTTCACGATGCCACCGATGCTCAGAACATAGTGAATCGCCAAGTGGCCCTACGCGCTTATCCGCGTCCACTATTCGACACCATTACCTTTCCGCTTCAAAATCCCGAAATAACTGACGGCGACCGAGATGCTCTGATAAATGTATTTATGGGCCAGCCGGTCAAAATAACCAATCTGCCCATCAATATCTATGGCGGCGAGTTCACCGGTTATATCGAAGGCTGGACTTGGACTAGCACCCTTAATGGCCTCTCATTGACTTTCACCGCATCACCGACTGAGTTCAGCGCAGTAGCCCAGAATTGGGATCAAGTGAACGCGGCAGAAACGTGGAATACGATACTTAATACGCTAGAATGGCAAGACGCGATAGGAGTAATCAGCTAATGGCAACAACAACAAATTTCGGGTGGGAAACCCCTGACGATACAGATCTCGTCAAAGATGGCGCTCTGGCGATGCGCACTTTGGGCAACTCAATAGATACTTCTTTCGTTGATCTCAAAGGCGGCACAACCGGACAGGTATTAGCCAAAGCTTCAAATACAGATTTAGATTTCACTTGGACTGAACAAGATGACACAACCCTCAGCTTTAACGCTCAGACGGGAACTACTTACACCCTTGTAGCCGCTGATCTCGGCAAGTTAGTCACCTGCTCCAATGCTTCAGGCATTACAGTCACAGTTCCACCTTCAGTATTTTCCGCTGGTAATCAAATCCATTTGCAACAAATCGGTGTAGGTCAAGTTACCTTCGCACAAGGCGCAGGTGTCACAATAACTTCAACAGGTGCAACCGCATCTGCTCCCAAATTACGCACTCGCTATTCAGCTTGCACCATTATCTGCACCGCAAGCAATACGTTCACGATTATTGGTGACCTTGCATAATGCCAATATTAGGTATTTTAGCCAGCTCTACCCAAGTAGCCGCAGGCGATTTTGAGTCTATCGCTACAACGAGTTTATCAAGTAGTGCTTCAAGTGTGGAATTTACGTCAATTGGTGCAGGGTATTCGCATTTACAACTAAGGCTTACAACGCGGAATACGATTGGTAATCTTGGTGAATATAGTCCCGTCCAAATTCAATTTAATTCAGATACAGGGTCTAACTACTCATATCATTATTTAACAGGGACAGGCTCGGCGGTAAATGCTGGCGCTGGCACAAGTAAAACTATTATATGGTCTGCATTGGTAGGAGCAGGAAATACAGCATCCGCTTTCAATGCGGGAGTGATAGATATACTTGATTACGCCAATACTAACAAATACAAAACTGTGCGCACGTTATCGGGCATTGACAATAATGGCAGCGGAGAAGTTTTTTATACATCGGGCTTATGGATGAGCACTTCAGCTATTACTTCTATAAAATTGACTTTACCAAGCAACGGTAATTTTACTTCAAATTCCCACTTCGCCCTATACGGAATTAAGAGCGCATAATGGCTAAAACATACGAACCGATTGCAACGACAACGCTTAGTAGCAACACTACACAAATTGACTTTAATAGCATTAGTGGTTCATATACCGATTTAGTTTTGGTATTTAACGGTAGTGTCACGGCAGGAACCACTCAAAGAATTAGATTCAATTCAGATTCAAGTGCGCTGTATTCAAACACTAGAGTTGGCGGCACGGGTTCCGTTGCATATTCAGGTCGCGATACCGGATACAACTTCAATCACGCTGGTTTTCTTGACGCAAATGATAGAGGAATGTTCATTGCCCAATTTATGAACTATGCAAATACAACCACGAATAAAACATTTCTAAGTCGTAGTGGTGGGAACACAAGTTCGGTTGTCGCTTGGGTCAATCTATGGCGTTCTACTTCAGCCATTACAAGTATAAACGTTTTCTGTGATAATACATCTACGTATTACACATCAGGCTCAACCTTCACTCTCTACGGCATCAAGGCGGCATAATGGCTACTACTTATGAAGCAATTGCAACTGTGACTGTCGGTGCAGGTGGGGCTAGTAATATTGAATTCACGTCAATAGCTGCTACATTTACGGATTTAGCACTTTTGTTATCGGCTCGTCAATCGGTAGCGGGCGGAACGAACGTTAATATGAAATTTAATGGCTCTAGTAGCGGTTACACAAATCGAAATATAATTAGTGCCGCTGGGACTGTTGCAAGCGAAAGTTCGGTTTTGGGAACGTCATCTATAAAAATTGGTTTTATTCCTGAAAATGTAAACTACACAACAAGCACTTTTTCTAATCAGTTAGTTTATATTCCGAATTATGCTGGAAGCAATAACAAATCCGTAAGCACGGATAATGCAATGGAGAATAATTCCACATCCGTTTATTTTGGTTTATTTGCGGGTTTGTGGTCGAATACTTCCGCTATAACATCTATTGCTTTGACCTGTGAAAATGGAAACTTTGTCCAATATTCAACCGCCACCCTTTACGGAATCAAGAACTCATAAGGAGAAAACAATGCCAACAAAACTCGTAGTAGATTGCTCAACAGGTGCGGTAGAGGAAATCGAACTAACCGCAGAAGAAATCGCTGATATGGAACTAGCAGCACAACAGGCTGAAGAACAGAAAGCCCGTGAGGAAGAAGAAAAGGCTGCTAAGGAAGCCGCTCGCGCTGAGATTTTGGCGAAGCTTGGACTAACCGCCGAAGAAGCTGCGGTGCTGCTTGGCTAAGTTGTGCAAGGCTGGCGTTCAGTTGCGCGAGCAGGTGGACGATATGTATATGGATCGCGATCGTAAGAGCGATGGGTGGTTGGGCAATACCCGTCATTCAGTCAGAAAATC